ACCTTAACCTAGTGTACTGTTTTGATGTAAGGGCTACCCTAGAAAACGGAGCGTACAGGGTAACACGATGGCCTAGTGTAGACTTCAAGAGTTTTCATAGAGACAGAAACGGAGATGTTTATATAGGAACTACAGACGGCTTAGGAGTTTACTCCGGTTACACAGACAACGGAAATGTTTATCGGTTTAGATACTCTAGCCCTGCGCTTTCTTTTGGTGATCCGTCTAAAATTAAAATGCTAAAAAAGATACGGCCTACGTTAATAGGCGGCAATAACGCAGACATTTTTCTTAAGTGGTCTTATGATTTTTCAACAGCACCTAGTACTAGCACGTACCGCACAAGCAGTGCTATTCCGGGTTTTTACGGGCAGTCTGAATATAGCCTTGCTGAGTACTCTGAGGAAGCTGTTACAATTAACAGGTCTTCTATTAATACTACAGGTTACGGATCAGTAATTACTGTAGGACTAGAAACAGACATAAACGGTTACGCACTGTCCATCCAAGAGATGAACGTATTAGCACTGATAGGTAAAACGCTATGATGACAATTACAGATTATAACAACGACAGAGGTACGGACTAATGGATGATTGGTTAAAAGCTCTATTAGGGATAGGCGGTGTTGTTGGGGGTGGCTTACTTAGTGCTGAAGAGTACGAAAGACTAGGCGACATTGGTGAGCAGTCTTTAGCAGGAGTAACGCTAGAAGACGGTACACAAGTTCCGGGTGCTCTTGGTTTAGCACAAGATGCTCTGTCCATGTCTCAGTTCAGGCCGTTTACTGTGACCTCTACGGTTCCCGGTAGCCAGTTTAGAGCAAAACCAGTAATTGATCCTGTGACGGGTCAAGTAACTGGAATGGGTACAGAGTTTGATCTGTCTCCTGAAGAAAAAATGCTTCAGACTTCTATGTTGACTCGTGCTAAAACTCAACTAGGCGCAACGCCTTACGGTCAAACCGCAGGGCAAACAGCCGCGACTACATCGTTTGGTTTAGGCCAAGACATAATGAACCGCCTTAGAACCAATGACATGGCCTCGCGTGAGTCTGCGATTTACGACCGTATTAGGGCAACACAGACGCCTGAAGAAGAACGACAGCGTTTAGCACTAGAAGAGCGTTTGGCTTCACAGGGGCGCTTAGGTGTCCGTACTTCCATGTTTGGTGGTACTCCAGAAGCAATGGCAATGGAAAGAGCGCAAGCAGAAGCTAGAAACAATGCAATGCTACAGGCTATGTCTCAAGCACAGGCAGAACAGCAACAAGAGGCGGCACTGGCCCAAGCGTTTACCGGAATGGGTAGTCAGTTGTCTCAAACAGACTTGGCACAACGTGCGGCACAACAGAACTTAGCTATGGCTTCTCTGGGCGGTTCTTACGTACCGCAGACACAGCTTATGCAACTACAGGCGGCTATGCAACCGTATCAAACACAACAACAGGCAGGACAATTGTTTGGTGCGGGGCAGTACGGTGAGACAATGATGAGTGGTCTTGAGGCTAGATTGGTAGCAGAACAAGCACGAGCTAATCTGTTGGGTGGCCTTGGTACTGGACTCTTGGGTGGACTACTTGGTCCGGTTAAGGGTGACGGTGGGGCGTACAGCATACCGCTGTTTGATTTATTTGATTAAGGGGGTTAAGTAAGATGGCTAAATTTTCACAAATGATGCTCCGTGGTATGCTTGATCCTTCTCGCGCACAGGAGTATTCTCAAATAGGCCGTAGCATTGGGCAGATTCCGGGTGTTATGGCGCTAAACAGAGATGCTGAAGCTAAACAGGCAGAAACCCAGAGGTTGCTCCAAGAGAACGCGAATAACCCCGCTAGGCTTCAGCAGTTAGCACAAGAGTACCTCGCTAGAGGTGACAAGGATGCCGCCCAAGCGTTTACTAATGCGGCTACTCAGGCTACTGCTACTCAAGAAAAAAGTACCACACAGGGAATACAGGGAGGACTCTCTGCGATTACCCAAGCCGCAATGCGTGGTGTTCCTTTAAAAGATTTGCAAGCTGGTCAAAGATCAATTATAAATTTAGGTGGTACTCGAGAACAAATTATGAGGGCTTATAAAGACGGTGTTGACATGGCTAAAGGAGAAAAGCCTAAAACTTCTGTTATTTCTGCTGGCGGTGCTTTAGTCTCCGAAACAGGAGATGTTTTGTACGAGCGTCCGTTTAAGCCTGAAGCCGCCCCTGCAAGCAAGGGTATTAAAACAGTAGAGCGTGAGGACGGTTCAGTGTCTGTCCTAGATGCTAATGATGGGTCGTTGATTAGCACCTTGCCACCTGCTGACACAACTAATGCAAGCCAAGAGGCGTCTCTTAATTTGATTGCACAGACTACGCAGTTTATCAGCGAAGTTGATGACTTGATGAACCCCGGTTTTTCTGAGACAGGGTTTATCGGCGGTGTAACTGCGGCAGTTCCCGGAACCCCAGCTTACGATAGAGAAAAAGAACTGCTGTCTATTCGGGCTAGGCTTGGCTTTGACCAGATCAACGAGATGAAGCGCCTAGCGGCTGAGTCAGGGGCGTCAGGAACTGGCTTGGGACAAATCTCTAACATTGAATTTATGTCGCTACAGTCCACTATTGATGCAATATACGTAGGTATGTCAGCAGAGGCGCAAAACAATGCCCTTGAGAACATCAAAAAGCATCTGTTGAACGTGCAGAAGCTAGCCTCTGGTGTTGCTCCTGCTGATGCTATTGAGTGGGATAAGCCTGAGTACAAAGCAACAGGATACCATAAGGACCCTGAAACCGAAAATGTGTACTACGCACCTGATGGAAAAAACGGGACGGTATACAAATTAGTAGACGGTAAGTTTGTCAAGCTAGGGGCGTATCTTGGAAGCACCAGCGTAGAATAGGAGCATATAAATGTCTCTTGCAGAAGATATGGAAGCATTTGAAAGAGCCTTTGGTGAACCCGCACAGGGTGAACCTCTGGTGTCTGAAGAGCAAAAGAAAGAAATGCTGGTGGATGATGAGTCAGCGTTTGAAAGAGCGTTTGAGGCTGATGCAGTAGACGTATACAACTCTGATGTGCAAACAGAAGAAATGTCTCTGTGGGACAGGTTTTTCTCTGAGCCTTACAAGAGAGGTCTTGAACGTCAAGCACAGACTATGCAGAGGTTGAGCCAGAGTCAGCAGGCAGGAACTATGGCTGGCATTAGTGCCGCCCTGAGTGATCCTGCGGTGCTTGAGGAGCAGTACAGGCAGTCCACAAACATTCCGTCTGTTCTCCTACAGACAGTCACTACGCCCCTGAGAATGGTCTTTGACTCTGCGTCTGAAATGGTTATGTTTGGCGCAGAAAAGGGAGTAGGTATGCTCCCTGAAGGACTCAAGGAAGGGGCCGCAGAGCAGTTTCAGGCGCTGATGCAGACCAAGGGTGGTCAGATGGCTTGGGCCGCCGCTGGTGAAGGCATGGAGACATGGGAGGAGTTTCAGAATAACTACCCTAACGAGGCGGCTAACCTTGTCGCTATCATGGACCTAGGTTTTACTAAGGGTACAGGACCACTGATAAAGCAAAAAGTAGTGCCTAAGAAGCTAGAGCGTATTGGGATGCGTAACGAGGCACTGCCCCTGAAGGGCGGTGACGCTGATGTTTACAACGTACTGTTTGTGGGGGACAAGAAAACCCCTGAACAGGTAAGGCTAACTGAAGACCCGAAAGGAATCAGGGGTGTTCAAGAGCAGATTGCTACACCAGAACAAGTTGAGCTTATTGACATAGCTAAGTCTGCAGGAGTATCTGGCAACAAAACCCTACAGGCGAACCACAACGCATTTCAGCGGTACTACGATGATTTAGAGGTCAGCCTGATGAAGATGCTGGCAAAGAACGAAAGTAAAGTGAACTGGCCTGAATTAGATACCAGTTTACGGGCCAATATGAAGGCTGAGTTTGACGCGATTGTGGCCTCTAATCCTAAACTTATGTCATCAAAACAGGCAAAGCAAGAAACGGCTGGTTTGTTCAAGGAAGCTCTAGCGATCATTGATGAACAGGGAGGCACACTTCAAGGGTTTCGTGTCACCCGTTCTATGTTTGATGACAGAGCAAACCGGATGGGCTACGATTTATCTGGTGATTCTCTCACTACTAGAAACTTAGCGGCTATGGCTGTGCGTAGGGCCGTAAACCAAACCGTATTTGATGTAGTACCTGAGGCAGAAACTGTCTTTTCTAAAATGTCAAAGATTATACCCTCTATTGGCTCTTTGAACGCTAAGGCGGCTACGGAAGCTAAGACACGCTTTGGTCGTTTCATTAATTCATTAGGTCTTCAGAAGTACGCCGGAAGCACAGCACTAGGTGTTGCAAGCAACGCCATCTATGTCTTGGGCGGCACAGCAATAGTCGGACCATACGCTTACATTAAAAACCAACTTAGGCGTCCCGGTCCTGCGAAAGTTAGAGCTAAGATTGCTTACCTAAAGCGTGATATGTTTGGAGAAATTAAGAAAGC